AACAATTCAATAGAATGAAAACAATTATAAATAAAAATAGCGGACAAGTTCTTTATTCTACAATAGTTGAAATAGAACTTTTTGAAAATGAAATTGCAATTGATGAGCTATTAACAGATTATTTTGAAAATCCTTATTTTTATTTTGAAACAAGAACTTTTTATGATAAAATATAATGAGTAAAGAGCAATTTGATATAATATTAAGTAAATGGATTTCACGCAAGTTACTTGTTTTTATGATAGCTTGTGGGGGATTATTTAGCGGTCAATTAACATCATCTGATTGGGTTATAATTGCAACCGCTTATATTGGAATAGAAGGAGTTACAACAATAGTAGAAAGATTAAGAAAATGATTGATAATTTAAAAATTTATTTATTGAATACAGGTGTATTTTTGTTTTCTTTAAGTAAAGCGGAAGCAGGATTGAAAATAGTTTTATTAATTTTTTCAATAGTTTACACAGGAATGAAAATATTTGATTGGTTAAAAGGGAAAAAAAATGAAACTACTAAATAACGATGGATATAGGTTAATTACTAAATTTGAAGGATTTAGTTCAAAGCCTTATTTATGTCCAGCTAAATTAGCTACTATTGGTTATGGAAATACATACTATCCTAATGGAAAGAAAGTAACTTTATTAGACACGCCAATAAATGAACAAGAAGCATTTAGTTTATTTAAAGTAATTGCTGACAAATATGCAAAACAAGTTTCTAAATTAGTTACACATCCTATAAATCAAAATCAATTCAATGCTTTAGTTTCTTTTGCTTATAATATTGGTATGGGTAATTTTGGTAAATCTACTTTATTAAAAAAAGTAAACTTAAATGCTAAAGATGAATGTATTAAAAATGAATTTTTAAGATGGAATAAAGTAAACAAAATACCTTTAAAAGGTTTAACTAATCGTAGAGAGTATGAAGCAGATATTTATTTTAGTTAATATTATCATATGTGGTGCACTTTTTTCTTGTGCATCAAGAAAAGTAAATAAAGAAGTAATTAAAAAAGATTCTATTTCACAAATAGAAACTAAAATTTTTACAAAAGAAGAAATTAATATAGCTATCAAAAACGATATATTTACAGATGAATTAATTATTACTCCTTTAGATACTTTAAAAGATATAACAGTAAATGGGATAAGCTATAAAAACGTTGTTTTAAGATATAAAAAAGTAAAAGATAATAGTTTACATATAGAAAAGAAAATAGTGTCTAAAAATGAAGATAAAAAAGAAATAGTTAAAACTTCAAATAAAACATTTCAAAAAAAAATAGATAAAAAAGCTAATTATTTTATCTATTTATGGTTATTATTAATTCCTTTATTTTTCTTTATAAGACATCAAATAGTTAAACGGTTATCGATTTAACATAGATATTAGCAACACACTTTGTTTTTGCTATTTACTTTGTTTTTTTGTATTTATTTTGATTTTGTTATTTTTTTTATATTTTTTTAAAAAACTTTTTTAGTTTAAAAGTAAAACACAAATTTACACTTTTTTTTTGACATTTTCAACTGTTTAAAAATAAAGTTTTTAACTCAAATGTTAATAACCTTTAATTACATTTGTATATGAAGAAACCAACACGAAAATATAAATGCAGACAAAGATAAAAAGAAGTGTTTTAGTTAAGAAACTTGATACAGTTTATAGTTTATACATAAGACGTAGATACGCAGTTAATGATATTGCTGAATGTTACACTTGTGGTAAGAAAAACCATTGGAAAAAACAACACGCTGGACATTTTGCATCACGCAGGCATTACTCAACAAGATGGAATCAATTCAATGTACAAGTACAATGTTGTTCTTGCAATAGATATAATCAAGGTATGCAGTTTGAATTTGGTAAAAAACTTTGTTCACAATATGGTAATAACTTTGCAGAAAATTTAATGATTGAATCTAAAAAAACAGTTAAATTTGCTGATATAGATTTAATAGATATGATAGAATATTATAATAATAAGTTAAAAAATATATAAAAAGTTTCTGTTTTTTTTGTCTTTGTTTTTAAGGAGTGCTTTAATTAGTGCTCCTTTTTTTGTTAAAATTTTGTTAAAGTTTTTATTTATAGTTTTTTATTCGAAAAACAATTATATATTTGTACTAAACAAAACAAATTATGAAACGATTTTTATCAAAACAGAATTATCAGATTTTATTCATACAGATTTTAGCTGTATATTTTTTAACCCAATTAATATTTAGAACATAATGAAAGATTTATTAGACTTTAACAGATACAGAATTGAAGTTATGCAAAATAAGATTTGCGAACTTGAAAACAAATTAAGCAAATTACAGAACTTTTGCTTTGAAGCATTAGATGAAGAATGTCCTGAAGAATACAAAACGATTATCAAAAAAGAAATTTACGAATTAACAAGTAATTAAAATGGAAAGTGATTGTTGTAGTGCATCAGAATGGATTGAAGGCACAGGTATATGTTCAGAATGTAAAGAACACGCAGAATTTACAGAAATAGAAGATTAATTAACTATAAATTTAACGCAAATGACAAAAGTACAAAACAATAATAACCAAATACTAACTAACAATGTGTTATATACTTTGTTGGCAGTTGTTTTTTTAGTCGGATGTGAAAAGTCACAAGGAGAAAAAACTGTAGATACAAATAAGGGATATAATATAAAAAAAATTGATAATTGTGAATACATAGAGGTTGATTCTGGAATAGGAGATTATTACAAATATACATTAACGCACAAAGGTAATTGTAAGTTCTGTTTAGCACGTCACGCAAAATAACTGCTAACGTTTTGCAAATAGGCGATGTGGCGGATTTTGGAACGCTGAACTTCCTATTACAACTCAACTTGAATTGAAAAACAGAACTTAAATATTAACCGAGAACCCGCCATATTGCCTATTTGCTGTTATAGGTAGGGCTTCTCACAAACTTAAATAAAATGATAACACCAAAAGAAAAAGCAGAAGAATTAAAAAATCAATTTGATATGGTTATTTACACCGACCAAAATCACGATGACCAAGTAAAAAGATGTGCCTTTAAATCAGCAAATGAAACTTGGAAAGCTTTGTGGAATCTATATGACAATCCAAACACTTCTGATAGTGCCGATATTATAATTAAAGAACAAATTGATTTTTGGGCAGAGGTTAAAGCGGAGTTATCTTAGCCTTACCTATAACAAATAAAATAAACACAAAAATGAGAGTTACAAATATTTTAAAAGAAAACAATAAAGGATTAATGACTATTGAAACCGAAACTGATAGAAGTTTTTTAGGATTTAAACTAAAACCAATAAAAAGGACATTTATTGCTAACAAAGAATATCCAAAAAATTATTGGAACTGGGTAGAACTACCTAATAAAAAGATGGTTACAGATATTCTATCTTTTCAACTCGATAAATGGTTGGAATTTGATATTTAAACGGAATAGTAGTCTTGCTACTAACGTTCTGCAACTACACGTCTGTTGCGTGAAAGTACAAAATTACCTTTCAGTTTAACACGGAATTGAAAGGTACAAACTAAACATTAAATTAATCACAATCTAGCAATAGCGTGTAATTGCTGTTATAAGAAGTAAAAATTATGGATAAAAATAAATTAACTTTAAGAGATAAACTAGCCATAAAAGCTATGGAAATAATTTATACAAGAAAAAAGCATTTAGAAAATTATAAAGAACTTTCAAAAAGTGCGTATGGAATGGCTGATTGGATGTTGAAAACAAGAGATGAGGAATAATTTTTATTGCCTATAACTATCGTATAGACGCAGTAATTATTTAAAATAAATAACTTTTATTGCGTTTATACAAAGTTAAAATAAAAACTGAATAACCGACAACAGTAAAAAAGGTAGGTAAATTTAAAACAAAAAAAATGGAATTAACATTAAATCAAAAACTGTCTTTAATTCAAAAAGAATTTAAAGCAAACAAATCAAAATATAATAGTTTTGGTAAATACAATTTTAGAAGTGCAGAGGATATACTAGAAGCGTTAAAACCTTACAACGAAAAATACCAAGTAAATTTTACAATAACAGAATCTATGGTAGAATCACAATTTTTACAATTTCCTATGTTACGTTCTGTAGCTTCTATAAATGATGATTTAGACACAATAACAGCTTCTGCAATAGTTGGTGTAGATTTAGAACAAAAAGGAATGCAAATGCCACAAAAGTTTGGTTCTGCAAGTTCATACGCTAAAAAGTATGCATTAGGTAACTTATTACTAATTGACGATTCACAAGATGCTGACGCAACTAATAAGCACGATAAAGAAACTGTAGTAAACGATAAAAAGTTTTTAAATAAAAATACACCTGAATTTAATAAAGCTATTGAATATTTAAAAAATGGCGGTACTTTTTCATCAATAGAATCAAAATATAAAATGGTTAAAGAAGTTAGAGAAGAATTATTAAAAATTAACAAAAAATAACTATCGTATAGACGAAGTAGATTTAAAAAACAAAATAAGTATTATCTATTGCGTTTATACTAAGTTATAATTATTATATTTGTAAAACTGAATAGCTGACAACAGGAAAAAAAGGTAGGCAAATAAATATATATAATATGAGTGCATTAATTAATGTAAGTTTAAGAGTTGACAAATTACCAAAAGAAAAATTTGTATCAGGAAAAGACGGAGCAGTTTACTACAATTTCACAGTATCAGTAAATGATGAATCTAATCCTTATGGACAAAATGTTTCTTTAACAGACAGTCAAACTAAAGAAGAAAGAGAAGCAAAGAAGCCTAAAACTTATTTAGGTAATGGTAATGTTGTTTGGACAAACGGAGAAATTAAATTAGCTGAAAAAAAGGCTGAAGTAGTTAAAGAAGTAGAATCGGATTTACCATTCTAAAAATTAATAGGGGTGTAACAGCCCCTTTTTTAAACAAACAAAACAAATGGACAAAGAAGCACAAAGATTATTAATGCAAATGTTTGAAGAAGATTGCTTTATTAATCCATTAGAAAAGATAGAACATCCAATACCAGCTATATCATTTGGTTTTAAAAGTTATGAAACTAAAGATGGTGAAATTAGCTATCCAACACCTATTGGAACTTACGGCAACTTTAGTTTTTTACAAGCACCACCTAAAAGCAAGAAAACATTTTTTGTAAGTTTATTATCAGCAATATATTTATCAGACAAATTAGATCAGTTTGGTGGCGATTTAAGAGCTAATAGACAAGATAGACACTTAATACATTTTGATACAGAACAAGGTAATTTTCACGCTGCAAATGTATTTAAACGACCAATTGATATGACTGGTATCAAAACAAATAAATATCATACATTAGCACTTAGGCAGCTATCATTCAAAGAAAGAATAGATTTTATAGAATACTACCTTTACGATAAATTAGATGCTAAAAACATAGGCTTAGTTATTATAGATGGTATTGCTGATTTATGCTCGGATGTAAACAATATAGAAGAATCAAATTCAGTAGTTCAAAAGTTAATGAAATGGACAAAAGAATTGAATTGTCATATAATTACTGTTATTCACTCTAATTTTGGTACAGATAAACCAACAGGACATTTAGGAAGCTTTTTAGAAAAGAAAGCAGAAACACAAATACAATTAGAACTTAACACAGTAAATAAAGGATTAGTAACCGTAAGTTGTAAACGTTCAAGAAACGCACCATTTGAAAACTTTAGTTTTAAAGTAAATAATTTTGGATTGCCACAAGTTGAAGGAGCATTTTACGACCCATTAAAAGACATATTTTGATGCAAACAACAATAAACAATCATATTCAAGAAGTTTTAAAAAGTAACGAATATATGACGCTTTACAATTCAGATAACAAAATGTTAATAAACTATCTGAAAGACTTAAAAGAAAAATTACTATATTTGAAAGAGTTGACAGAAATTGAAACAAAATTTAAGTGGAATGAACTTGAGAACATAATTAAAATGTTACAAAAAAAAGACCCTGAATTAACACATATTAATATTTGTTTTGAATTGAAAGATATAGCAACAGAAAAAAAAGAAGCAAGATTGATAATAAAAATATGATGAAATTATTACTAATTATAAAAATACAAAACGAATGAAAAGATTAAAAGTAAAAAGCAATCTACTATACACGACGTTAGTAACTGTTCTTTTTTCTTCCTGTGGATTAGAAACTAAATGGAAAGTAGAAATAACATATTGCGATTCAAGACCTCCGAAAATTGTTTATGTAACCCAAATTGAAAGACCTAATAACTATCAAATAGAAACTTGGAAAATGGCTGTAACGAAATACCAAGGAGAGTTGAATGTTTGCAATATACGTGTTGTAGAATAGATACTAACTAACGTATATACTCAATAGATAAAATTATGATAATAGTAGCGTTTGTAATATTTACAATTTATTTTTTAATGCAGTTAATGAATAAATATGATGGTTATGTAATAATAGCACCAATAAAAGGGTTAATGTTAGGCGCTTTATACAACGATGATATTGAAGGCGAAGAAACAGAACACACTATACAAATAGTGATTTTAGTAATTTCAATAAATTTTATATGGATAACAATAAATGGCTTGAAGAAGTAGCTAAACATCACAAAGAGTGGGTTAAGATTGTAAATGGTTTCGGCGAATTTGATTACGCTGAAGATATAGTGCAAGAAACTTATATAGCTTTATGGAAGTATGCTGATGCATCTAAAATAATAGATATAAATGGTAATGTTAGAAAAGGTTATGTGTTTTTCACTTTAAAAAGTTTATACTTTCAATACTACAACAAAAAGCAAAAAGTAAATAAAGTATCGTTTGACGAACAATGGGAAATATTTGATAGTTCAAACATAGAAGAACACAAAGCGTATAACGATATATGCTTAATGATTGATGAAGAAATAGAAAACTGGCACTGGTACGACCGAAAACTATTCAAGTTATATAGAGATACAGATATGAGTATGCGAGATATAGCAGCAGAAACAAACATAAGTTTAATATCAATTTTTCACTCAATTAAAAACTATAAAGAAATATTAAATACAAAGTTTCAAAAAGATTACCAAGATTATATTACTAACGATTATAACCAAACATTTTAATTATGGCAAAAAGAAAAGCAAAAGGATTAGGTGACACAATTGAAGCTATTACAGAAGCGACAGGAATCAAAGCAGCGGTTGAATTATTTTCATCTATTACAGGAATTGATTGTGGATGTGATGAACGAAAAGAAAAGTTAAATAGATTAATAACATACAAAAGAACTATCAATTGTTTAAACGAACAAGATTATAACTCTTTGACACCTTTAGTAGATATTCGCAAAGCTGATTTAAGTCCAAAAGAACAAAATCTAATTATAGCGATATACGAAAGAGTATTTAACGAAAAGTTGGAATCATCTAATTGTTCAGGATGTTGGAGAGATATATTGTCTGACTTAAGAAAAGTATATAATGCTTATGAATAATTGGAAAGAAGAAGATTTATTTAATTGGCTAAAAGAAAATGTATATCCTGATTT